CAGGCAAAAGAGTTAGAAGACAGGATTAAAAAGATTAATGATATGCAAGAAGATGCACTGCGAGAAAAAGCAGAAGTAGAATTGCTAAAAAGACATCCTGACTTTGCTGAGATTCGAGATCAAGATGAGTTTCATAATTGGGTAGAGGCACAACCACAATGGGTGCAAAAAGCCCTGTATGAAAATGAACATGATGCCATGTCTGCTGCTAGGGCTATTGATCTATATAAAGCAGATATGGGTATTACTGGTAAGAAATCCAGTAAAGAAGTACAGAAAGAGGCTGCTAAATCTGTTAAGGTTTCCTCTAAGGAATCCCCTGAAGCTAGGGCAGAAATAGGTGTATTTAGAGAATCTGATGTAGAAAGAATGCAACCTGCTGAGTATGAAGCTAAACAGGAT